CAAAAGTAGTTTCTGCGGTCTCGCAGTAATCTTGCACAATAGATTTAAGAGTAGATAAAGTAAAACTCACGTTGTCACCACTGTTACTTCGCCCACTAAAACAGACGCTTTTATCGGCACGAACGGGTTAATTTCTATTACCGGAACGCCCACCGAGACAACCATCGGCTCTACCCTATCGGGGCGGGGATTTTTTAGAGCTTGAGGATCATCTACGCGAGGTAACGGTAATAATTGTGGTTGTTTTGGTTCAAATTCGTCGTAACCAACTAAACTTCCGTTCCACTCTTTTCGCATACGATTAAGCTTGTAGCGAAAGCCTGAACGGTCTGAAATACCGTATGCATTTTTTCCCGATGCAAAACCCATTTTTACGCCCCGTATCTATACGTCGGTGGTGAGATCTTGAAAGACGCCCGATCTCTATCTTCCTCCATAGCGCGTATCATTTCTTCTTCATAAATAGATTTTAACATTCCCATCATTTGCGGATTTTTTTTCATCGACAAATAATAAGCAAGGCCCGCTGCAAGACACGGATAAAATCGAAAAGGCACATCCATAGTGTCTGTAAAAGCGTCTGCGTCCTCGATCCTTGTCAAACGATTAAATTTTAAAATATCTGTGTTGTTATCTGGAACAGGCCAAATCTTTAAAACCGGGGTTATCTGCCGATCAAGGAAAAATTGGTTGGGTCTGCCTGTTTGAGTTTTTGTGGGTATATTTAAAAACTCAGAACGGCTTAAACGATCAATCGCAAAATCCGTGCCATCGCGAGTCACGACAGTCGAAAGTATATCGATAGTCGATTGCACGTCAGAAAGATCTTGTACGGCGGACACCGTGGTAGTGGCCGCGCTAGTGCCTCCCGTAATGGTCTCTCCGCTAGAAAAAGTACCTACCGGAATGGTTGTCGCAACCGCACTAGAAGTCGGTTTGCTTGTAATAATAGCCGTTGCCGCACTCGTGCCTCCCGTAATGGTCTCTCCAACAGAGAAACTACCAGAGGCGGACACGGACAAGGTTAAGGTGCCTGCGGGGTATTCACTGACCCCCGAGGCCACTGTGATAGAAGTTTGGTCTATAGTCCATTGGTTGAGCCCTCGATTTGCCCAATCGGCAAACAACAAATTCATGGACCGTTTAGCAGTTTTTAAGTCGTAACCGGTTCTAAGTTCTAAACCGCAACGCTCGAAAGCTTCTTCAATGTACTCCGCTACATCAATTTCAAAATTTTTGCTATTACTCGTTGTCATTGTATAGGTTGTCGAATACACGGTTCACATCAAGCACGTAGTCTAAATCAGACTTTGAGTAATGTATGTGCGCCGAAGGCTTAAAATCTGGAGCGCCTGTACCCGTTTCAAACCATGCGGGATGCGTTACACGGACCCGATTGTTTGGTAATGCAACGATGTTACCTGTCCACTCCCCCGCGTCTAAAAGTTGCAGCACATGACTTTGTTTATGCTGTGCTGGGTCATCTGCTATTTCACTCTCCGTGTAGTCTACTGTGAAAAGATACTTTGCTGGATACATTTCTCCCGCAATCTTGGCCAACCAAGGGCAAGGTGTCGCTCGATCTAGGACATAGACAGCATGGTGGTGAGAAGAACAATCCCAAGGCTGTGCGTCATGCACGGCCATAAGTTCTGGCCATTCCATCAAAGGAATATCCGCAACAAGCGCAGTAATTGGCATTCTCGCCCACATAGCACCTCCGTGTACCGTATCCTCTTCTTCTCCCTCTGCTTCTATCCCCGTAAAAATAATTTGAAAACTTAAACATCGACAAGGCATCGTAGTGACACCTATTGCCATAGCGTGCAAAAACTCTCCGTGGTAGCCCTCGTGGTTATGCGTAAATTCCTTGCGCACCCAGCACTTGAAATGCGGAATGTTGGATTGTAGGTATGGCATATTTTACTTATTAGCCGAACCGCCTTTTTTAAAATTACCCGGCATTTGTTTACCACCGTTTCTCATGCCTTTAGATTTCATGGCACCACCCATCCGCATGCCTTTAGATTTCATACGGGTTTTTTTGGCTTCTCCACCATACTGCATGCCTCCCGGCATCATTTGTTTTTTACCGCCCATAGCGCCGCCTTTGGACTTCTTGACGGCTCCTCCGGTTTTCATGCCCTTGGATTTCTTGGCCGTTTTTTTCTTGGCCGTTTTATTTTTTGGGGCACCATTACCCAGATTTACTACTGACATAAATACCTCACAAAAATTTAGTTTTTTTACGACGGTTTCCCAAAACTGCACCACAACCTCTAGCGATTTCTTGACGTACTTCGCCGCCTAACGTCATGTTTCTAACCGTAGCGCGTTTGGTATTTTTGACCACGGTTTTACCTTTCTTGCCTTCTTTTTTCTTTTTTCGGGCGGTAGCAGCCCTCTCTGCTTTTGTCAAAGAACGTGCTTTCGCTTCAGGCAAGCACCGATCTGGGTTTTTTTTATCCGGTGAAGTGCCGCACTTGCCGACAATGTTGCCTTCACTGTCAATACGAACCCAGTTCTGCTTTACCCATTTTTTCAATTCTCCCATCAGCGGCCCTTTCTTTTACCACCTTTAGCCTTCTTGGCATAATTTGGGTCTTTGCAATACTTGCTAGCCGCCAAATTTGCATAAGCAGACGGGTATGTATCAAAGGTACGTTTGGCCCATGCTTTACCTTCAGGGCATATCTTACTGCCTTTGCTTTTTTTTGACGCAGAACCGCCTTTTCGATAATACGTCAACCCTTTTGGAAGGCTACTCCGCATAATCACCACGCTTTGCAAGACCAATATCTTGCAGAAAATTTATCTTTGGCGGTGTCGCATTTATGGCGAGCCCGGAAATTAGCCCTTCTACCGGGTTGGTCTTTTTTAATCGACATCTTCGGATCACCGAACCGAACCAACTTTATTTCATTACCTTTTTTCGCAAGAACGGCACTTTTCTTGGCTTTTCCGGGGGTCCGTTTTGGTTTATTAAAACCTGCAAACGTTTCACCCCGGTATTTGATCCGGCCAGAAGGAAGTCGTTTCGCATCCTTGGTCGTTGCCATGTCGTGGTCCTTACCTATTAACTGAAGTCTTTCCTCAGATATAAAATGACAGTGTAGGTGTCGCCACTAGTGTGGCCCACCGTGGTGAAGTTGACATCACCCGTCTTGCCTGATCCTGAGTTGTTGGTTAAACCACCAAATTTTGTGTAATCGTGGTCCCCGCTCTGGTTCTCACCCAGTTCGATACAAAACAAATCCGTGGTCGCATCCCATAAGATCTGCACTTTCATACCGATGCACTGCCACCAGATCCGTTCAATCGTGACTCCGGTGCAAGTATCACCGTCCGCGCTGGTCTGCAAAGCTGAAACATCAACTTTCGTGACGGCACTTTCACCAGTGCCGTCCGAAATGTTCGTTAGTTTCAAAACCGCAGTTTTTGGGCCGTCCGCTAGCGTTTGAGAAGCTACTGTGTCAGCCATTATGCAGTCCCCTTACTGATCAGCGAAAGCTGGAGCAGTGGTGCTAGTAACATTTCCAAAGATCTGATAATTCGTTGTATTCAGACCCATGATAGTGACATCAAAACCAGCAGGTACATTAAACTGGATGCTGCTATTAGAGTCGCCATCAGAGAAAACGCTACTAACTTCGTTGCCATCCGTGTCTAAAAATGTCACGCCACCGATGTAAAAGTTCGTGTTACCCGGGGTAACGACAAGCGCATCTGTCGCATCAGCCGCACCACCCGCGTAAACAAACCTAAACATAGAACCAGCAATCGGTGCTGGCAGCGTGTAGGTGTTGTCTTGCCCGCCGTCCGGGACAAGCAAAATCCGGCCACTGTGCGTTGCATTAGTTAGCGTCACGTTTCCGTCAGAAAGACTAACAGGGCCGTCACCTAGCGTGGCAACTTCTGTAAACGCACCGGTAGTGGCGTTTTTACTGACGGTTTTAAAGGTGCTTTCAGACCGTACTGGACCTGAAAAAGTTGTGTTAGCCATTGTGATCTCCTGTCTTGGCCAGTGTCAGACGCGGAATGCGCCTGTCAGGGATAATTTGAATATACACAAAAAAGAAAGGGGCAACAATGTGCCCCTTCTTTTCGATAAGTTTTTACAAACTTATGCGCCCGGAGTGCCTATTACAGACCTCCAGTCACTTACACCAAATGAGTAACGTTCGCGCGCTTTGAAGCGCATGTTACCCGTATCAAAGTCTCCTTCCATCGCAGTTTTGATGGGAGTTCTTTGGAACAGTTTGAAACCATTCGGTGCGTCCGTCTTGACAAAAAACGCGTCCGTGTCTGTCAGGAAGTGGTTTACAACCGCTCCTTCAGGCAGCATGCCCATAGACTTCAGTGCGTTGGTGTCATTGTCGGCAGTGCCGGGACGCAGTGCTGAGTTTAAAACTCGCTCTGCAATAAATTGCAGTTCTTTTGGAATGATCAGTTTCATTCCGCGAACAGCAATTTTCAAGCCCCGTTCATCGGTAAAGCCCGCAATATCAATCAACATCTGTTCAAGTGATGTTTCATTGAGATCTGAGGCCGTGGCCAGAACGTTCGTTTGATCTCCCGAAATAGACGGGTGATCTGCTGCACACAAAGCCGAACCGTCACCGATAGGGCTACTGGTGCTGAACGCATTGTTCAGTACGCTTGCCGCACGGATCTGCTTGGTTTGTGACATAGAACGCGCCAGCGCACGAGTGTACCGTGCAGCCAACTTG